AGTTTGAACAATGTAAAACTTGCCGATTTCGTCAAATGAAAATCGGGGATTCCCTGATTGACGATTATAGAAGAAGCAGTTGCTTGATTTTCGCTTTTCCTAAAATGAAGCCTATGCAATTTTATGACGGTTCGGCAAAATGTGAGTTCTACGAAAAAGAGAAATAACCGCTTTTGAAAGTTAATTTTCAAGGGCGGTTTTTTCATGCCATTTTTCAGAGTGTAAATATATCAAGCCCCTGTAAATCGTTCTTATATGACGGTTATATAAGGGGCTTTTTTCGTGAAAGGAAGTGAATTTGTAATGAATCTTGGTTTTGGCACTTAAACAGTGCAGTTCATATTCCAACTATGGGTTAAATAGTGAAATCGTCTTTTAAGCGTTGCAGACGGTAAAGAACAAGGTCAAATTTCGTGGTTCGTAACCCACGGTAAAAAACGGAAAATTTGAAAGGTAGGTATAAGACAATGACAAAGGAAAGTTTGGTGGAAATGGGCTTGACAGAGGAACAGGCAAAAAAAGTGATGGATTCCCTTGATGGAAACTTTGTCACAAAGACAAGGTTCAACGAGGTAAACGAGGAAAACAAAACCTTGAAGAAATCTGTTTCCGACAGGGACAAGCAGTTGGAGGATTTAAAGAAATCCAGTGGAGATAATGCTGCATTACAGCAGCAGATTTCCGATTTACAGCTGCAGAATGCCAATCAGCAGAAAGCTCATGACGAAGAGCTGGCAAAGCTGAAGCTGGACAACGCAGTTGAAATTGCCCTTTCCGGCGCAAAAGCAAAGAACGGAAAAGCGGTCAAGGCAATGCTTGATATGTCAAAGGTGAAAATGGGTGAAGATGGTAAACTTTCCGGCTTTGATGAACAGATTGAAGCCTTGAAGAAATCCGATGCCTATATGTTTGATGTTCAGGAACAGCCGGGACAGCAGCAGTTCACAGGTTTTCAGCCGGGTGCTTCTTCCACTGTTCCGAATTCCACAGCAGCGGGATATGAAGCCCGCCTTGCAGATGCCCGAAAGAACAACAATCAATTAGAGGTTATCAAAATCAAACAGGAAGCAGCGGCAGAAGGCGTTGTTTTGATGTAAAAATTAAAAAGAAAGGTTAAATAAGGTGAAATATTATGGCACAGGTAACAGGTATCGGCACTACTTGGAATTTGCCGAACTATGCGGGTGAGCTGTTCACGGCTGACCCCACACAGACCCCCCTTCTTTCTATGATCGGTGGTTTGACTGGCGGCAGACAGACAGACAATTTCGAGTTCCCCACAGCGGTTCTTTATGACTTCCCGGAAGCGGCGCAGCCTTCCATTTCTGAAAGTGCTTCCGCAACCGCCCCGGCAGCAAGCCACATTGCGAGAACACAGGAAAAGAATGTGGTTCAGATTCATCAGGAAGTGATTGATCTGACCTATGCAAAGCAGAGCAACAGCGGCAGAATGTCCGGGCTGAATACGGCGGGACAGAACCCGAACCCCGCCGATGAAAAGGCTTGGCAGATTCAGCAGAAGTTGGTGAAGATTGCCCGTGATGTGGAATTTTCCTTCATTCGTGGCAGTTATCAGATTGCAACGGCGGCAAATGTTGCAAACAAAACCCGTGGTATGCTTGAACTTTGCACAAGTGATGCGGGAACTTCCATTTCCGGCAAGGGCGGCACTGATTCAGCCCCCACTTACGCCCCGTTGTCCAAAGCACTGTTGGATCAGCTTTTCCGTGAAATGGCTGATGCGGGTGCTTACTTCGGCAAGATGGTTCTGTTTTGCGGTGCATATCAGAAGCAGATGATTACAAACATCTATGCGGATCAGTTCAAGGCAACAATGCCCACTACACAGAATGTCGGCGGCATGAACATCACGGAAATCGAAACGGACTTCTTCAAGATGGGCGTTGTTTGGGATCGTTTTATGCCGAATGATTCTATTCTTGTTGCGGATGTGGCGCACATTGCCCCTGTATTTCAGGCAGTTCCCGGCAAGGGCGTTCTGTTTCAGGAAGATTTGGCAAAGACTGGTGCAAGCGATAAAATCCAGATTTACGGACAGATCGGGCTTGCACACGGTCCCGCTTTCCTTCACGGTGCAATTACAGGGCTGAAAACGGCGTAAAGAAAGGATAAGGTGATTGTATGTTCAAGGTAACAAAGACACCGAAAACCCCCAATATTATTTGGGACGGTGCGAACAATCGCCCCCTTTGCAAGTTTGTAAATGGAGTGATTGAAACCAACGATGAAGCCCTTGTTTCCAAATTGGAAGCGTTAGGGTATACGGTTGAAGGGGAAGCCGATGCAAAGCCCCTTGACAAAATGAAGGTTGACGAACTGAAAGCCTATGCAGCCGAACGCAACATTGAGTTGCCGGAAGGCGCAAAGAAAGATGAAATTCTGAAAGCTATTCAGGAAGCGGAAGCCGAACAGTAAAGGCGGTGAATCCAATGCTTGAACTGGTAAAGAAACGCTTGGAATCGTTCGGGTATGAGTTGCAGGAAGGGGACGAATTCGCCCTTGCTTTTTCAATTCAGAAGGTGGAAAACACCATAAAGAACGATTGCAACACGCCTTCTATACCTGATGGCTTGGTAAATATCGCTGTTGATATGGCGGTAGGTGAATTCTTGACGGCAAAGAAAACCTTTTCGCCTGATAGCATTGCAGGGCTTGATTTGGATATGGCGGTAAAGCAGATACAAACAGGTGATACGAACACCGTATTTGCAACCGGGGAAGGAAGTTTGACCGCTGAACAGAGGTTGAACGCCTTTTTGAACTATCTTCTGACTTATGGCAGGGATGAATTTTCCTGTTATCGCAATATTCGATGGTGAACAGTCTGACCGCCGCACAAAAAGCGGCAAGAAAAGCGATTGAAAGCACCTATGAAGGTGTTTGCACCATTATTGAACGCCGGGATGTGAGGGACGAAAAAACCAAAATCACCCGGAAGAATGAAGAAGTTCCCGTTGTTGAAAATCAGCCTTGCAAGCTATCTTTTGAAAAATTGAACGCCGTGGTTCAAACCGAAACAGCGGCAGGGCAAACACAAGGCACAAAGCTATTTATAGCACCTGAAATCAGAATAAAACCCGGTTCAAAAATCATTGTGGAACAAAACGGAGTAACAACCGCATATTCCGCAAGTGGTGAACCCGCCATTTACTTTTCACACAGTGAATATATGCTTGAACTGTTCAAGGGGTGGGCGTAAATGGCAAAGATGGGTGGATTTTCGGTTGCAGGAATGAAGAAACTTCAACAACAGTTGAACAAAATTCAGCAAGGGGATGTTGAAGCCTTCATTGATGCTTGTGCAAAAGAACTTGCCGCCCGCCTGTTGACAAAAGTTATCAAGCGAACACCCGTGGGGGAATACCCCAAAAGTTCAGGTAAAAAAGGCGGTACACTTCGCCGGGGCTGGACTTCAAAATCCTATGAAGAAGCGAAAAGTGGCAGCGGAAAAGGCGGTAATGCGAAAGCATACGCCGATTCCCTTTCAATTCAACATATCGGAAACATCCTGATAATTGAGATAGTGAACCCGGTTGACTATGCTTCCTATGTGGAGTTTGGACACCGAACAGCTAACCATAACGGATGGGTTCAAGGTAGGTTTATGCTTACGATTTCGGAACAGGAAATTCAGAATATAGCCCCAAAAGTGCTTGAAAGTAAGATCAAAAAGTTTTTAGGGGAGTGCTTTCAATGATAAATTCCATAATTGAATCAATCAGCATTTCCTTAAATGCTGAATTTGGTGATGATTACACCACTTATACAGAATCGGTTGAACAAGGTTTGAATGAACCTTGTTTTTTTGTGTTCTGTATCAATCCCACAAACCGCTTGTTTCTTGGTAAGCGATATTTCAGGGAAAACCAATTCTGCATACAATACTTCCCGGCTGATAAAGACCGGGTAAAAGAAGAATGTAATGCAGTTGCCGAAAGGCTTTATTCTTGCCTTGAATATATCACCGTTACCGGGGATTTGGTGCGTGGAACAAAGATGAATTTTGAAGTAGTGGACGGGGTATTGAACTTCTTTGTAAACTATGATTTGTTCGTTTATAAGGTAGTTGCTTCTGACCCTATGGAAGAAATATCTTCCGATGTTGCCGTGAAAGGATAAGGTGATGTAAATGGCGGTAAAAAAGACTACTAACCCCGCCGCAAGTGAACCTGAAAAAATTGAAAAGTTATTTTCAAAAGAACAGTTGCTTGCGGCTGAAAAATTTCAGGATAGAAAGGATATTGTAAACGCCCTTCTTTCCCCTGATAAGCAATACACGGTTGAAACCGTTGAACAGATGATTGAAAAATATATGAAAGGACAGGTGAAATAATATGGCGTTAGGCGGTGGAACTTTTGTTACACAGAATAAAGAATTGCCGGGTGCATATATCAATTTCATTTCGGCAGCTTCTGCAAATGCAGCCCTTTCTGAAAGAGGCATTGCTACAATGCCACTCGAATTGGATTGGGGTATTGATGGTGAAGTATTTGAAGTGACCAGCAACGATTTTCTGAAGAACAGCCTAAAAATTTTTGGGTACGATTATACGCATGAGAAGTTGAAGGGACTTCGCGATTTGTTTCTGAATACACAAACCCTTTATGCGTACAAACTGACTTCCGGGGGAACAAAGGCGGCAAATACCTTTGCGGAAGCCCTCTATGGCGGGATTCGTGGCAATGACCTGAAAATTACAATTCAGGTAAATGCGGATGATGATACCCTGTTTGATGTGAAAACCGTACTTGATACGGCGGTTGTTGACGAACAGACTGTGGCGGCAGCAGCTGATTTGGTTGCAAACGATTTTGTAAAGTTTAAGGCTTCCGCAACGCTGGCAGCAACGGCGGCGGCTCCCTTGACAGGCGGTACGAATGGAACCATAAACGGCACAGCTTATCAGACCTATCTTGATAAGATTGAAGCCTATACTTACAACACAATGGGCGTTGTGGTAACGGACGACACCACAAAGGGGCTTTTTGCTTCTTTCGTCAAGCGTTTGCGTGATGAAATGGGTATCAAGTTCCAGCTTGTGCTTTATAACAAGGCGGCTGACTATTACGGCACAATCAGCGTAAAGAACCGTGTACTTGATGAAGGCTTTAGTGAAGCAAGCCTTGTCTATTGGGTTACGGGTGTTTCAGCCGGCTGTGAAGTGAACAAGAGCAACCAGAACAAGATCTATAATGGGGAATTTAACGTGGATGCGGGCTATACACAGAATGAACTGAAAAAGGCCATAAAGGCTGGGGAGTTTACGCTGCACAAAGTTGGTTCCGATATCCGCGTGCTGGAGGATATTAATACAATGGTTACGACTTCCGATACACAGGGGGATATCTTCAAGGATAACCAGACGGTGCGTGTGATGGATCAGATTGCAAATGATATTGCGGTGTTGTTCAACACAAAGTATCTTGGTACTGTTCCGAACGATGCAGCGGGCAGGATTTCCCTTTGGTCGGATATTGTGAAGCACCACGAACAGTTGCAGGAAATCAGAGCCATTGAAGATTTTTCCGATGGTGATGTTACCGTTGAACAGGGCGACACAAGAAAATCTGTTGTGGTAAACGATGCAGTAACGGTTGTAAATGCTATGGGTAAGCTGTATATGACCGTTACCGTGGCATAAGGAAGGGGTGAAACAGAATGAACGGTAATGTAGTAATGAAAGCCAAAGACCCCATTTTGGCGGGCTTGGCTGAATGTTTCGTTACAATCGGAACACGCCGTTATAACTTCATGCAGGCTATCAGCGTTGAAGCAAAGTTTGAGAAAACGAAAACGGAAGTTCCGATCCTTGGCAAGACTGGTAAAGGCAATAAAGCCACAGGTTGGAAGGGTACAGGCAGCGCAACCTTCCATTACAACACTTCTATTTTCCGTCAAATGATGCTTGACT